ACGATTCCGCTGCCGGCGATGCGCCCCGCAAGGAACACGACCACGCCATGGACGACATGCGGTATTTTGTCTCCACGGTGGTATGCCGGAAAGAGACAGACAGCTTCTGTGTCCTGTCCGCCGCAAGAACTCAACCCTGAAAGGAGGTGAAACGAGTATGAAATGGTTTCCCAAGAAAAAAGCGCCTGCGCCCATGGGCAGCATTCTCCAGAGCACGCCACGCTTTTCCGAAAGCGGCTGGTGCTCCGAGTTCTACGGGCTGGAGGAACAGATGCTCTACGGACAGCTGCGGGCTGCCGTTCCGGTCATTGACGCTGCCATCGGAAAAATCGTCCGGCTGACCGGCGATTTCCGGCTGGTGTGCGATTCCAGACGGTTTCAGCCCCAGCTGGACGCCTTTGTGCGGGAGGTGCCCGTGGGACTGACGGGGCAGTCGCTCCAGTGTTTTGCGGACAGCTATCTGGACAGCCTGCTCACCTACGGCAATGCGCTGGGGGAGATGCTGGTAGACCCACGCACCGGTGTGCTCACCGGATTGCAGACGGCACCGCCCCACTGTGTGCACATCCGGCAGGGCAGCAGCGTCAGCAGCCGTGAGTACTGGCTGATGGGGGAGAGCGCTTCCGAGATGCAGCGCATCGCCCATCCGGAGCGCATCCTGTTCACTGCCCTCAATCCGCCGGCAGGACAGCCCTATGGCATTTCCGTGCTCCGTGGGCTGCCCGCCATCAGCCGGATCCTGCTGCGCATCTACGAGTGCATCGGGCAGAACTACGACCGCATGGGCAATGTGCGCTATGCGGTAACGTATAAGCCCTCCGGCGATCCGGCAGAGCGTGCCTACGCCGGCGAACGCACCCGTCAGATCGCCAAGGAGTGGAGCGAGGGCATGCGTGCCGGAACGCACGGGGAGATTCGGGACTTTGTCTGTGCCGGCGATGTGGACATTCGGGTCATCGGGTCGGACAACGCCTTGCTGGACACCGAAGTTCCCGTCCGGCAGCTGTTGGAACAGCTTATCGCAAAGCTCTCCATTCCGCCGTTCCTGCTGGGACTGAACTGGTCTACCACGGAGCGCATGAGCACCCAGCAGGCGGACATCCTGACCTCTGAGCTGGAGTACTACCGCCGTCTGCTGGAACCGGCGCTGCGCCGCATCGG